CCAAGACATTTCCCTAACAAGACCGGAAATCGCGGCAGTTTCGCGTTCATTTTAGTCTTTGTGGCCATGAGTTTCCTTTATGCAAACAGTGCGCTTCGCAGATGCCTCTTCCACTCGTCCTTGGTGTGTTCCGTCAGATACAAAACGTAGCCCGTAAGAATTGAGCGCGCCAGGAACCGCAACTTTACACGATGTGGATCGACCTTTCTGTGCTCCTTGGTCGCATCCGCTCCATGAACGACCCTGGATCGAAAATCGTAAAGATCGGATAATAGATCGCTGGTCTCCTCAGCTTCCCTACCGCCGATCACTTTGGCAAGACAGGTGCCGAAGCGGAACGAGATCTCGGTCTGGCTATCGATCAGGGACTCGAGGCAAATGCACAGATCAAGGAGCGAATCGAGCGAGTTTCTTGTTCTTGAATAGCGGACGAATCGATCAGCAGTGACGTGCAGCTTATCCTTGGCCTTGCGACGTGCAGCAAAAAAATGGCGCAGCCAAGTACTCGCGGCCCCCTTGACAACCTTTTTCGCAAAAGTGGGCGGGTCATTCGGCTGTGGATCTGGGCGCTCCAAGCCGTCGGTGCAGGTCGTTGCATTGAACGTAGCGACGGTCGTTACGGGCTGGAAGCCCGAGACGGTCAAAACTGCCAAAGCGAACTCCACGAGGACGGCGAACTCCTCCATGCTCGCCCTGTCAGTTTCGTTTTGTGCAACAACAACGGCAGTCGTTGTGGAAGGCAGCTCGATCTTGAAATTCGCTTTGAAAAAATGATCCTCGATGGCAATTCTCTCATGGTCCGAGAGCGTGCGAATGGAGAAGTTCCCATCGGCACCATGCAGCGTCTTCGGCAGCGGTTCACTCGTCAGTGCGTAGAGGTCGGCCATGCCTAGTCAAAACATGATGTTCTACGTCAAGAATCTTACACTAGCACATTAAGCGTTGTAGAATCAGCCCGGTAGGTGCCCAGCAGAGGCCCTGGTACGCCACGTGGACGCAAAGTCGCCGACGCGTGCAACTGACCGCTCGTGGCTAACGCCGCCTCAGAAATCCACCTCTTCCGCAGCGATGGACCCGATCTACAAATTCCAGCCTTACCGGACCATGAGCCTCCAGGGCTTCGACTCCTTTGGCGCGGCGGCTGCACTGTGGGGCGGCTCGGATACCGGGTTCAACGTCTCCGGTGTCTTCCGCGACCAGGGCGATTTCGCGGTCCTGCTGCTGTTCCAGAAAGACGATCCCTTCGCCCACCCGAGATTCTCGTACCTGCCGGATGGCAACATCACCGGCCTGAAGCTCGATTTCGACATCGAGTTTCAGGGCATCCAGGCGTTCGAGTCCCTGCGCTGGCCGTGGCTTGATTGGGCGTACATCAACTCCTATGACGAGAGCGGCAACCTGCTCCAGCACTCGCTCCTCGATCTCGCCACGCCGCCCTCTGGCCGCACTGGCGCGTCAGGTATGTTCACGCTCAACGTGGGGACGCCGGTGGCGGGCGATGAGGTGACACTCTGGTATCAGAACCTCGCGTTCGATTACGTCGTCTCCTCCGGGAGTGGCGGCTCCTGCGTCCAGTCGATCTTCTGGGAATCCGCGAGCAACTCCTGCGAGCAGGATATGTGGTGGCAGAGCACCGCCACCTCAGGCGTGCAGTCGATGTGGTGGCAGGGTGACCACGAGTCCTGCGTCCAGGCGATGTGGTGGCAAGGCAACGCGAACTATACGCACTATGTCCAGATCCAGACGCAGGCGCACGGCTGGAACCACATCTATGGCGTTCAGGAGGACGGCCTCAACAGCGGGCAGATCGCGCAGAACATCGCGGCGCAGATCAACGCGAGCGATCCGTACTGCGCCGCCACGGTGGGTGGTGCGTACGGAAACGAGATCACCGTTGTCCTCAAAACGCTTATCCCGATCAATGATCTGGTCGTCTCCAGTTCCGATGGCTCCGCTTCCGCGACCCTGAGCATGTACGTCCATTGGGTGCAGATCGGCTCGAACAAGTATCAGATCGCCGAGGACGGGCTGAACAGCGCACAAATCGCGCAGGCGCTGGCCGGGCAGATCAACGCCGCAGACCCGAACTGCACGGCCACGGCGGGTGTGGACGGCAATACGAACGACATTACGATGACGCTCAAGAGTGGCGTCTCCGGGCCGATCCAGGTGTCGAGTTCGGACGGCTCTGGCCCGGTGACCCTCAGCGACTATGTGCATTGGGTGCAGGTCGGAACGACGAAGTACTCCTGCGATCAGGGCAGCCTCAACAGCGTGCAGATCGCGACGAACATCGTGAGCCAGATCGCGGCCAACGACCCGAACTGCACCGCCACGGTGGGCGGCACGCAGGCCAACGGCGTGATCGTGTCCCTGCGAAGTGGCGTCTCCGGCCCCGTCCAGGTATCGAGTTCGGACGGTTCCGGCCCGGCGACTTTGAGCGATTACGCCCACTCTGTCACTATCGGGAGCGCGGTCTATTCCTGCAACCAGGACAGCCTCACAGCGGCGCAGATCGCCAGCAACATCGCGGCACAGATCGCGGCCAACGACCCCAACTGCGCCGCCACCGCGAGCGCGGATGGCAGCACCAACGACATTACGATCACGCTCCGGAGTGGCATACAGGGTCCGGTCACCGTATCCAGCTCGGACGGTTCCGCGCCCGCGACGCTCGTGGGCTTCTCCGCGTCGGACGTGACCACGAATCTCGCCACACAGATCAACCAGACGGACTGGACGCAGCACGGGCCAGTGTCGCTTTCGGCGGTCGCCAACGGCAACCAACTCACGATCACCGCAGCACCCGGCGCGGACGGCAACGCGGTGTCGATGTACGAGCTGCACACCGACTCGAATCTGTACTTCTCGCCCAGCACGCTCCAACTTGGCGGCGGATCGTCGGACAACGTGAAGTGGCACATCACCATCGACTTCGGGAAGCTGGGCTGGACGGACGTCACGAAGGCGTGGCTTACGTTCGCGCCCGCGCTCTCGAATAGCGCCGCCTATACGCCGACCGAATGGAGCGTCAACGTCACGAACTGGACGGTCACCGACCCCAACGGCGTGCGCCCGCTCAAGGTCGCCGGGCCTGGCTCCCTGCGGCTGGAAGAGGACGACCCGTGGGTGACGCGGGCGGGTTATTGGGAGGACCCGTCGCTCGCCGATCCAAAGGTGTCGGCGTACTGGAGCATGGGCCGGGCGATCCGGTCGGCGTACAGCCAGTACGAGACGCGCACCCTCACCATCGAGACGCATTGCCAATCCACGCACGATATCTACCTCGGGACGTGGCTGGACGCGAACTGCGGCATCGTGCAGGCCACGCTCGACGGTGGCAACCCGGTGCAACTCGACTGCTACGGCTCGGGCACGCTGGTGCGGCGGCGCATGTTCCAGAACGTCGCGGCGGGCAACCACACGGTGGTTTTCTCGATGACCGGCAACAAGAACGCCAGCAGCCAGGGGTGGTACTTCTACTTCGACTTCGTGGAGTGCGCGGTCCTCACGGACGTGCCCGACGCTCCGGAGACCCGGACGGACGTGGGCCTAGCCACCGACTATGACACGGACAACACCTACAAGCTCTCTCCACAACGGTTGATCTGGAACCTCCAGAAGCTCGGCCTCGTCGGCGAGATCGACCATTACTGCGGCGTGTTCTGGTGGAACCAGCGCAAGGCTTCGGGCGGCAATTATCCGAGTGCCACGATCACGTTCGGCAGCTCCTGGGCCTCGCAGGAGGTGGTCTGGGTCAACATCGGCGGCACCTATTCGAACGGCCAGATTACCGGGGGCACCGCCATCGGCAAGACCGTCTTTGCCGCCGATACGCCGGAGACCATCGCGCAGCACATGGCGTTCTTCATCAACGCGACGCTAGTCGGCGTATGGGCCGCAGCGAACGGCGCGACGCTCACGATCACGTGTCGATCCACGGGGAGCAACTGGACGTACAGTCTCGTGACGCAGACCAATTCCGCGGCGGGCACGATCACCGTCTCGAACGGCACCACCTACGTGGTAAGCGGCCAGACGTTTACCACGTCGCCCGACCTCCAGACCAACAGCGTCGCGCCGACGTGGGTCATCGACCCAGCAGCCAGCCAGCCCCTCAACCGTGCGATCCGCGACTGGCACGCCGATTACTTCGCGGCGCTCAAGGCGGCCGGAATCGGCGTGGTGGTGTCCTTCTCGCAGGAGTTGGTCAACCCGCCCGACGATCCCTCGGGCGGCGCGGTGTGGATTCAGCGATACCAGGACGGGACGCCCGCCACGACCGCGACCGGCTTCGGCGGGCTGAATAGCTCCATGTCGGCGTTCGGCACGCCGGTCGAGAACTACATGGCATCGGTGTACGCGGAGATGGCTGGGCTGATGGCGACGGCTGGACTCCAGCCCCGGCTCCAGTTCGGCGAGGTGCTGTGGTGGTACATCGTCGAGGCGGGCGGCAGCGGGATGGCGTTCTATGATGTCGACACGGCAGCGGCAGCGCTCGCCGGCCTTGGCCGCCCGCTGGCCACGTTCCGCACGGCTAATGACGACCCAAGCATCAACGGGTACGCGGACGCGAACTTCCTGCGGGGGCGACTCGGCAATTACGTAGCAGGGGTGCAGGCGGCGGTGCTGTCGCAGGTGCCTGCGGCGGTGTTCGAACTGCTCTGGCCGCTTGACGTGAACGATCCGACCGCGTGCCGGTTGCTCCGTTACGTGAACCTGCCTCCGGCGTGGCAGGCGCGGGCTGGCTCCGGCTTCGACACGTTCCTCTGCGAAGGATTCCAGTACGCCGGGATCGACTTCAATCTCGACGAGGCGCAGGCGTGCGCCGGATACCCGTTTACGGTCCTCTCCTGGGATCGCGCACATTGCCGGTATCTGGAGGGATGGTACAACCCGGCCTGGCCGTGGGCGCGCGAGTTTCAGGCTGCGCAGCGGACGGGAGTTCCACTGATCAAGTTTTGGGCTTACGACCACCTGTGCCTGTACGGATGGCCGTTGCCCTTGCCGAAGCAACCAAGCAGTCCTTCGTTTATCTAACCCAAACCACAACAATCGAGGTGTCTTATGGAAGATCGCGAACAGCGACTGAGGGAAGTCGCGCGCATTGCCGTCGATTTGGAGGCCCGGACCGGCTGCCCAGCGCAAATGCTTATTGCGCAGTGGGCACTGGAATCCCAGTGGGGCGCCAAGCCGGCCGGCCAGGCCAACTATTTCGGAATAAAGGCCGCCAGCCGTCACGCGAAATGCTGCACGGTGACGACCCGCGAGGTCATAAACGGCCAGTCCGTGGTGCAGAACCTGGAGTTCGCCGATTACGACTCGCTCGGGGACTCCTGCCGGGATTACGCGTGGCTCATCACGCACGGAGCGCCATACCGCGTCGCCTGGGAGCGGTATCAGAACGATCGCGATCTGCACGCCCTGATAGCTGCGGTCGCCGGCACCTACGCGACCGATCCGAACTACGCGCACCTGGCTGCTGCTATCGCCGGCCAGACGAACGTGGCGCAGGCCGTCGCCGCCGCCCACCAGGAGGTCGCTAATGCTGCAAAGGCTTAGGTTGGCATTGTGGTGCGCCCTGTTGGCGGCCGTGACCGGAGTGGCAGCACAGGCCATCCTCCTCCTGCAAGCTGCGACCGTGGCCGCCCGTGCGTTGCCGGGGGCGGTTTCTGCCGAGCTCCAGACCACGCGTACCGCATTCGTTGCTCAGGTCCAGGCTGTCCGCGGCGATCTCACCGGCCAGGTGGAGTCGGCGCGAAAAGACCTGCTCAGCCGAGCGGAGGGGCAGGTGGCGTCGCTGCGGACCGACGTGATGGGCGAACTGGCGCAGATCCGCAAGTCGGCCGACCACCGCCTCGGCGACACACTGACGCGCGTGGATACCGCGCTCGGCGAGGTCGAAGAATTGCGCGGCGACCTCAAACCTACCCTGGAGAACGCGGCGAGCATCACGTCGCATGCAAATGAAGCATCCGCGATCCTCTTCCGGCGCGATGCGCTACCGGCACAATTGCTCGGCCTGACCGGGGCGGCGAAGGTTACGCTCGGGCAGACCGCGGAAACCATGCGCGACATCCAGCGGGCGACGCCCCAGATGCTCGCTACCTGGAGTGAAATCGGCGGCAACGTGAAAGCCACCACGGAGGCCAGCACCGAAGCCTCGCGGAACACTGCTCAGGTAATGGCGAACTTCGCTCGCGCCACCAAGCCCCTGCCGACCTGGGCACGCATTGGGTTGGCTGTCGCGCCGCCCATTGCGCAGGTAGGCGTCAGTGTGGCGACCACGCTGGCCGTGACCGGAAAGGTCGGAAAGTGAGGGATAACATGCGAATCAAAGCCATCGTTCTGCCGCTCCTGGCTGCGTTTCTGGCCTGCTCGGCCTACGGGCAGATCACGTTCTCCAGCGCAGTCGAGCCCGCGTTGAATGCGCCCGCCCGCTTCGGGATCTCGGTGGCGGTAGCGGGCAACGTCACCGAGAACAACGTGCTCTCCGCGCGTTTCGGTTCGGGCCCAACCCTAATGCCAGGCTTCACACGCCAGTTGGTCGAATTCCTGCCGGGCATCACCCTGTACGGCGATATCCAGGCGGGCATCACGTACCGCCAAGTGGCAGGGCAGAAGGATTTGACTCGAATCGCGATGTACGGAGCTGGCGTGGCGACCGATCTGGGTAACGGTTTTTCGGTGAGCTATGGATTACACGTCAACAATATCGGGCACGTGCCGATGTATCCGAGCGTCTACGTTTCGCTTGGATGGTGCAGTAAATAGCCAATCTTGCGGTCATTGGCGCGCGGATCATATCCGCGCGGCCCTAGGAGGACTATGCCTGGCAAGTCGCACGCCTACTCCGATGCAATACTCAATGTCCTGAACGGCACGGCCGTCACCGGCGTGTCGCCGTTCGTGGCCCTGTTCTCGGTAGCACCCGGCGATGATGGATCGGCGGGCACGGAACTTGTGGATAGTGGCTACTCGCGCCAGGCCGTCACGTTCGGTGCGCCCGCGCCCGCCACCGCCAACGCGCAACAGGTGGCGAACACCAATAACATCCAATTCGGACCTGCTGCCGCGGACTGGCTTCAGGCGGTGGCGTTCGGCATCTTCGACGCGCAGGCCAACGGCAATCTTCTTTACTGGAACACGCTCACGGCGCCCAAGACCGTTCAGATGGGCGACTTCGGCCAGTTCGCGCCGGGATCGCTCGTGGTGGAGGAGGACTAACCCAATGCCCGACAATGTCCCGATCAGTCCTGGCCAGGGCGCCGTTATCGCCACCGACCAGGACGCGGTGACCGGTGCTCACTACCAGCGCGTCAAGCTGATGGACGGCACCGAGAACTCGTCCGATCCGATTACCTCGGACGGCAAGAGCCGGTTGCAGGTGCGCCCCGCCGACGAGGATCTGTTCAAAGAGGGAACCGCCTCCGTCCAGGTCGTGAACCCGCCGGACAATCCGATGCCGGTGCGGTTGGATCGGCACGGCAGGACGGCGTCTGGCAGTTCGGTGCCGGTGGTGTTGGCCTCGGATCACGATCCCGTGCCGGTTGCTTCCGCCAGCCTGCCACTTGTCGGCGGTGCTGTCGGAGCCAACGGCGCGGTCTTTGGCCCGATTCCGCTCGCTGGCTCCAACGGGCTTCTCGCGCAGGTGACCAGTTCGGGCACGTTGACGATCATCTTTGAAGCCACTATTGCCGATCCGATCCTCGGCCCGTGGGTCACCGTGTCTGGAACCCGAACGGCCAATGGCCAAATTGACAGCAATCCGCAACTCGTGGCGACCACGCTGGCGTGGGATTTCCTGCTGTCGGGCTTCGCGTATTTCCGGATTCGCGTCACCGCTTATACCTCCGGCATCGCGCAGATCCAGGTGTCGCGCTACACCAACGCCCAAGATCCGACTCCCTCGGTCGTGGCGCACGGTGTGGATTCCGGTGGCGTTCTACACCCGCTTTATCTGGACTCATCCGGTCGCGGGATAGTCATTGGTTCCACGGCCATCGCCTCGCAACCGGGTAATCCTGTGTTCATCGCCGGTGGCGATGGCACCGCGTCAGGCTTCCAGCGACAGCCTACTGCTGCGATTGACGGCACGCCTCAGAATGGGCAGGGCACCGGCCAGCCCACGTTCCTGCTCATCGGCGGCGTGGACGGGATCTTCACGGTTAGCCCGTCCTATGCTGCGCCTAATCCCACCGCTGTAGGGACCGCGCGCAAGCTCCTCACGGACTCGACGGGAGTCCTCCAGGTCGCAGACTCTTCGATCACTCAGCTTCGCCAGGAACTCCGTGAGACGAACGCACTCTTGCTCTTGATCTTGCGGGCCCTGGCGGGTAACGACATGACTTCGACCAACGAGGGTGTGTTCCCGCATCAAGTGCCTGTTCAGTAGTTGCGACAACCGAAAGGAAAACAACAGTTAAATGCCAGGAATCGACGTCAATCAACTGTGGACGCCCGCCAGGGCGATCCCCTCGCCGCAGGCGGATCAGAAGGCCCCGGTCACCAATGTTCGTGGGGGTAGGTACGGCGAGCAATACGTTTTGCCACTCATCTCGACCAAACATGTGCTGGCCGACGAAGGGAGCTACTTCATCGCGACCAACGTGACGCCGGGAACGGCGCAGGCCTACAACATCCAAGCCGCTTTCTCGGACACCACACCCCTGCTATACATCCAGAACAACGACTCGAAGGCGAACCCCTTCGGCAGGCGCATGTACCTGGATTACATCAAGCTGATCTGCACGGTGGCTCCGGCAAGCGCGACGGGCGCCCGCTTCGCGATCAAGACCGACCCACAGCTTCGCACGCTCTCGACCAACAACACGCTGGCGATCACGCCGACCTCGCCCAACTCGGACGTGGCCACGCAGTCCGTGTGCTCCATCAACGCGCAGAACAACGCCGCAGCATCGGTGCTGACTGCCTCCTCGGGTTCGGCCCGTCTCGTGGCGAACGCCAGTTTGGGCGGCATCCCCATCGTGGGCGACGAACTGGTGCTGGTCTGTGGTCCGTCCGATCCCGGACCGTATCCGGGGCTGACGGCGGCGCAGGCGGTGTGCCCTGGCCGCAAGGTCAGTTGCTTGCCGCCGGTAATTCTCGGGCCCAACTCGGCGCTGACGCTGTATGCGTGGTTCCCCGGCAACGCCGCGACCGGCCTGTCCTACGAATTTGAGATCGGATGGTGGGAGCGGTAGTGGCGCGGAAGTAGGACCCTATGCTCCTGCTTCTATTCAACTCGACGCGGGCGCTGGCGGGCGCGATCAAAGGCCAGGCTTCCGCCGGTGCCCAACTGGTGACGCTCCGGTCGGTGGCCGGGAATATTTCGGGAGGCGCCTCCGTCTCCGGCCGGATAGTCCGCATCCAGACCGTGTGGGCGACGGTGGCTGGCAAGGGGAGCACATCTGGTGCACTCCGCGCTTATCGTGTATGGCGAACGGCGGCCGCCGGCTCCTCTGTGGTCGTCGCGCGCCTGGTCTCGCTGCGCGCACTGTCTGCGCTTGCGGAAGGCGGCTCGCAAGTCGCCGCTGTGTTGGAAGCCGTCAGACGGCGAGTGGCCACCACTCCGAACGTGCGCGCGGTGGTCGTCCGAATCGAGATGCGGAGGTTGGCGGCTGGTCCCGAGGTGCGATTGGTCGCCGTCGCCCGTGAACAGCGCCGAGTAGTTGCGGCCGCGGAGTACAGGATGTTCACGGTGCCCGCGGAGACCAGGAGCGTCGCAGCATGACGACCTTCATCAAAGATCCAGATGCTGTTCTGGACTATTCCGTCGATTGGTCAAAGTGGCTGGCCGGCGACCAAATCCAGACGAGCGCGTGGTCCGTCAGCGACCCTGCGATCGAAGCCACGGACGATTCGAACACTCCAACTCGGACCACGGTTTGGCTGGCGGGCGGTGTTGCCGGCCAGTCGTACACGGTTACCAATCGCATTACTACTTCCGGCGGCCGCACCGATGACCGCTCGTTTGTTATTCAAGTGCAAGACCGCTGACCCGTTTTTCCCGCTCAATACAAACCCGCGCCCGGCGGTCCCCGGGCAGAAATAGGAGAACACTCGAATGATCACGCTTCAGAAGGCCGAGCACGCGATCGCCAGCGTGGCTCATGACATCGTGAAAGTCGCGCGGGCCGTCGTGCCCGTGCTTCAAAAAGTGCAGGGACAGGAGGCGACGGTCGAGGCGCTGACTTCCCTGGTCGATCCCAACGCCGTCAACATCGAGCGCGCGGCCTTCGCCGTCCTGGGCAAGATCAGCGTGGCGATCACCGACGCCGGCAACGCGGTTGCCGCGAACGGGATCAACGTGCAGCTCGATGCCCAGGAGATCGCGGATTTGAAATCCATCGCCGCGTATCTCCAGCAGGTGACGAAAAGCGCGGGCGTTACGCCTGCCGCTGCGACCATTACGGCGTAGACGCATGCCGAAAATCGCTGATCTCGAGCGGGAGGCTGGCCACATTGTGGTCAGCCTCATCTTGATCGTCCTTGGCGCCGCGTTGTGGTTGTTGAAGGTGCCCAAAGGCGAGGACCTGATTCCGTTCGCAACCGGCGTGCTCGCGCGAAGCATGATCGGAAAGCAGAACGGCGTATGAACGGACCGCAGATTCCTTCTGAGGCGGTCTGCGTTACTGCAACCTGCTGCGGCACCCGCGTGTGGCTTGTGCGCGACCGCGATCGCTGGCTGATGTTCGCCGGATCGCGCGCGGCTGGCGGACGAAGGAGGGATTTTGCTTCGCCATTCCTGGAGCATGCGATGAGGACGGCAGAGTTTTGGTACGGCGCGTCCGCAAATGGCTGGTGCGCGGAAGAGGGCACGAAGGAGAATCATGCCAAGACGGCTTGAGGCGGCACTCTCCGCAGTGGATGCGTTCGTGCGGCAAGCGCCAGACGAATCCCGCGCGATCATGGCTGCGAAGTGCCGGGGCCTCCTGGCTGGCTACCACGCGCGCTGGGCCGATGCCGAGTATCTAGCGGTCGCGGTGGAACGGGTGGTCCAATCGGACCTCTGGAATCCGGAGACGGGCAGAAAGAGTCGATCTTTTACCGTCGCGGGCAAAATCGACCTAAGCGCAGCCTTTCGCGATCGTGTCGTGCTGATGGATCACAAGACGACTTCCGAAGACATCAGCGATCCAAACTCGCCGTACTGGCGGCAGCTCATCGTGGAGGGCCAGCCGAGCCATTACATGCTGCTGGAGTGGCTGAACGCCCGGAAAGCGGATGACGCGGTTTGGGATGTCGTTCGGAAGCCTGCGATTAGCCCGAAGCTGCTCACGAAGGCCGAAGCCAGGAGCGCCGCGGTGACGCACGAGTACTTCGGCCGCCGCCTCGCTGACGAATCGATCCTGGCGCTCAATGTCGAGAAGCCGCGCGAGACCTTGAAGATGTACGAAGCGCGCCTGGCGCACGACTGTACCCTGGCGCGGCCGGAGTGGTACTTCCAACGGCGATCTATTCCGCGCCTCGACGCCGAGTTGCATGAATACGCCGTCGAACTGTGGGAACACGGGCAGGAGATCCTGCACGCCCGCAATACCGGTCGTCACGCGCGGAACTCCGGCGCTTGCATGTTGTATGGCGGTCCCTGCAAGTTCCTGGGGATCTGCTCGGGGCACGATGCACCCGATTCGGACAATTGGCGGCGAAAGCCGTGCGTTCATACGGAACTTCCGGGGATCGAGGGCGACGGCCGCAATGTCCTCACCAACAGCCGGATTCGATGTTTTCAAACCTGCCGGCGAAAGCACTTCTACGACTACGAACTGGGGATCGAACGGCAGGACGAAGAGGAGCGCGATGCGTTGTACTTCGGAAACCTCTGGCATGCGGCGCTGGAGGCGTGGTTCTTGGCTTCACAGAAAGGAGTAATTGACGATGACACCAGCAGCGCAAGCAACTCCGCGAACACCGAGCTCGCGGCAGGCGGCGCCAGTCACGACGAGCAACCACCCCTCCCTGGCTGCGATCAGCAGCAAGGGTAGCGGGCTGCCGAACCGCACGGTCCTGCATGCGGTGGAGGGATGGGGTAAGACGTCCTTCGCGGCACAGACGGTCAAGCCCGTATTCATCGAAACCAAAGGTGAGACTGGCCTGGAAACCCTGATCGATTCCGGCCGCCTGCCGGAAGTCCCACACTTCCCCGAATCGCAGACCTGGGATGACCTCCTGGGGGCCATCGAGACATTGACCGTCGAAGATCATCCGTACCGCACGCTGGCCCTGGATACGGTCAACGGCGCCGAACGTCTCTGCCACGAGTACGTTTGCGAGCGTGATTTCAACAACGACTGGGGCGAGCGCGGCTTCATGGGATACATGCGGGGATTCGAGGTATCCCTCGCGGAATGGCGCAAGTTCCTCAATGCTCTCGACCGGCTGCGCGCCGAAAAGAGAATGGCGATTGTCGCGCTGTGCCACACGAAAGTGAAGCCGTTCAAGAACCCCGAGGGCGCCGACTATGACCGCTATACGCCGGACATGCACGACAAGACGTGGGGCCTCACGCATAAATGGGCCGACGTCGTTCTCTTCGGCAACTTCGAGGTGACGCTGACGGCGGTTCAGGAGAACAAGAAAACCGGCGCCGCCCGCGGCAAGGGTGCGGGCGGGAATCATCGTATGCTCTTCACGGAACGCCACGCATCCTACGACGCCAAGAACCGCTTGGGGTTGCCGGCGGAAGTCGATATGGGATCAAACGCCGCCGAAGCGTGGGCGAATTTCATGGCGGCCGTAAAGCAGGGCCGGGAGGCGGCGAATGGCTAAGCCGTTCTACGAAGTTGGCCGGTACGCCTGCAAGGTGACCAGCCAGGCCCTCGGCGAGGCCAAGACCGGCACGCCCCAGTTCGTTCTCCAATTCACGGTGCTCGGCAAAGTTGATCCCTCCGACCCGACGCGCTATATCCCGGCGCCGGCGCAGTATGAGCGGACCCACTTCCGCGCCATCACCGACAAAACGATCAAGTATTTCCTCGAAGACCTGAAGATTCTCGGATTCAAGGGCTCGGCCTTCAGGGAACTGGACCCGAACACACCCGGCTTTCACGACTTCCGCGGCCTGGATGTGGATATGTGGTGCGCACACGAAGACGATCAGGAGGGCGGCAAGCGCGAACGGTGGGGAATTGCCCGGCACGGCGGCGGGAGCCTCGAAGTGAAGGCCCTGGAACCGAAGAAACTGCGGGATCTCGATAACCTCTTCGGCAAAGCACTCAAGGCCATGCACGCGCCGGCTACTCCCGCCCCGCGCGCATCCGCCGCACAGCCGGCCGCCGCGCCGCCAGACGGTGACTACGTTCCCACAGACCAGGACGTGCCCTTCTAGGCCGTCATCGAAAGGAGCCGACTTTGGAATACACCGAACTCTTGCGTTGCGATTTTACGCCCGACGAATGGGCAGAGAGCGCGCGGCAGCTGGCTACCGCAACCCGCCTCCGCTCGGAGCTGGAGCAAGAAAAGAAAGAAATCGACTCGCAGTATAAGGCGAAGATCGAGGAGCAGATCGGCCGCGCGTCGAAGCTTGCCGCCTTACTGGGCGCCGGCTACGAGATGCGCAACGTGCCGTGCGAAATCATCGTCGATAAGCCGGAGCCGGGGCAGGCGACGATCGTCCGCCAGGACACCGGTGAAATCGTCCGCACTCGGCCCATGACGGACATGGAGCGCCAGGCCGTCCTCGACTTCATGGTGAATCACCCCGCGGAGGAACCGAAGCCCCCCGAGCCGCCGCCGTCGGAAGCCATCACGGATAAGTCCCGCCTCATCGAGGCTCGCGCGTACCCCTCGCCTGTTCACGACGACCTGTACTCCGACGCCGAGCCAGCCATCCGGCGTCTGATGTTTGCCGTGGAAGGGCAGAAGCAAAGGGGCGGCGCTGAGATCCGATTCCTGGAGATCGGCCCCGATCAGTGGGTCTCCGCTGTTACCTGGGACCTGGGCTACGGTAAGCGCCGGCAGGAACCGCTCCGGGCCAACGTAACGTTCCAAACCGGGCGCGATGCAATCCTCGACGCGGCAAACCTGATCTTCCATGACATGGAGGATCACATTGGCGCCGGCAACCGCACGCTGGCAAAGTCCGCACATGCGGTGATGGATTGGGCGGATAGCGTGATCGCGGAGAACGGTGGCCCGCGGACTGCAGGGCCGGAGGCGGCGTAAATGACCCCCGAGCGGGCAGTGCGGAGCGTCGAGATTCGCGTTGTCGGGCTGCCCGCTCCCCAGGGCTCAAAGCGGTTGATCGGCCATACCAAGGCGGGGCGCGGAATCCTGGTGGAGAGTTCCGCGAAAGTGAAGCCATGGCGTGAGGCTGTGAAGTACGCCGCGCTGGAGGTGTTCAATCCGGAAGCGTATCCGCGCGAGTGCCGTATTAACGGCGCGGTGGACGTGGAAATGGTCTTCACGCTTCCCAAACCCAAGAGCGCGCCGAAAACCCGCCGTACCTGGCCGGACAAGAAGCCCGACCTGTCCAAGCTGATCCGGTCCACTGAAGATGCGCTCACCGATGCTGGAGTGTGGGAAGACGACGCACGCGTGGTGCGATGTCTGGCTGCGAAGGTGTTTCCTGGCGAGCACGCGGACGCGCTGGGTGTGCCGGGAGCGGTGATTCGGATTCGGGAGTCTGTCTAATGGCTCGCCACAAGTCGCCAGCGTTTCAGTTCTACGCTGATTCCTGGCTCTCCTCAAAAGACATCCTGCTCATGACCCCCGCCGAGGAGGGCGGGTATATCCGCCTGCTAGCCATCGAATGGCTGGAGCCGGACTGCGGGCTGCCCGATAACGACGAAGAACTCGCAGTCCTCTCGCGGCTCGGAAAGGATTGGGATGGCCGCAGCCGGGAGAAGATCCGGGCGAAGTTCCGCGCCGAGGGCGGTCGGCTTTACAACGACCGGCTTCTGGAAGAGCGGCGAAAACAGGCAGAGTGGAGCCGCAAGTCCAGCACCGGCGGGAAGAAGTCGGCCGAGACTCGCGCCCGGAAATCACGGCTGGTCCAGCCACCCTTGGCGTCGAACAGCACTGCAACGCAAGCCCCGGCTCAGACTCCAAGCGGCCATACAGACTCTCGTTTGGTTGAGGCGTTCCACGATTGGATCTCGGAGTATCCCAATGCGGTACGGGTCGACACCGCACTGCAATCTTGGATATCGCTGATCGCCCTCGGTGAGATCACCGAGGAGACGCTGCCGGAAATATTCGCTGGTCTGCGCCGGTGGAAGACGTCACGTGCTTGGGCCGAGGAGGACGGAAAGTACATACCGGCTCCAAACGCTTTCCTCACCGGAAATGATCGCCACACCGGGCGGCTCTGGAAGGATCAGCCCCCGGAGAGTACTGAAGCAAAGGCGGCAAAACGAAGCTCCAAACGGTCGGGTGACGGGACGGATCCGAACGCGGAATGGATCGCTCCGTGGGAAGAGGAAGTTGCGTGATCGATGCCGATCACGTGAAGAAGGCCGCGGATATTGCGCTGGTAGTCGGCCAGTACGCCGAGCTTCGGCGCGGCGGCAATGCGAATGAACTGATCGGGCTCTGTCCGTTTCACAAAGAGCGGACCCCGAGCTTCACAGTAACGCTCGACAAACAGCTATTCCATTGTTTCGGATGCCAGGCAGGAGGCGATGTCTTCGATTTCGTAATGAAAGTCGAGGGGCTGGCAACGTTCAAGGATGCAGTGGAGCGTGTTTCGGAACTGGCCGGGCTCGGTCCAAGTCATCCGGACGCTCAGCGCCCCCCTCGGCAGCAGAAGGCCGGACCGCAACCGCTCAGGGAGCCCCAGGGAAAGATCGTGGCGACGTACCCCTACGCGGACGAGCACGGGGAGCTCTTGTATGAAGTCCTGCGAATCGAACCCGGGCGTGACGGCAAGTCGAAGGAATTCAGGCAGCGGCGGCGCCACCCGAGCGATGGCGCGTGGGTGTGGGGCATACGGAAGGGCGCGTACCGAAAATCGCAGACTGGCGATTGGTACCCGGTAAAGGACGAGCCGGTCCCTGGAGACGAGGAACTACCCGACGTCCGTCGCGTACTGTACCACCTGCCTGCCGTCCTGCAGGCCGATGCGGTCTACCTCGTCGAGGGCGAGAAGGACGTCGGCACGATCGAATCTGGCGGACTGGTTGCCACGACCAATAGCGGCGGTGCGGCCCAGAAATGGCTGCCTGAATATACGGAATCGTTGTGCGGCCGGCACGTCTTCATCATCCCCGATAACGACGATCCAGGCCGCAAACGCGCGAAATTGATCGAGCACGAATTGGCTGGCAAGGCGGCCGAGGTTCTGGTCGTAGCGGTTCCTGCCGGGAAAGACGTTTCCGAATTCATCGAGGCGGGCAATTCCGTAAGCGATATCGAACTCCTCGTCCAAGAGGCACGCCGGAGAATCCATGCCGAGGAGATCGAAAAACGCGGGCTATTGAATCCGGTCGAAATTGTGGAGTGGTTCGACGGGGGAATCAACGCCTTCCTCGATCCATCCCAGCGCAGTAAGGGACTGCCGACCGGGTACTACCGATTCGACGAGATGACGCTCGGTCTTCACCAGGGCGAACTGGTGATCCTGGCGGCGCGGCCGGCCCAGGGCAAGACTGCGCTTGCAATGAACATCGCCCATAACTGCGCGGAGCAGCGAAAAACGGTCGCTGTATTTTCCTTGGAGATGTCGCGCGAGTCTTTGTTGAGCAGAATCGTTTGTGCGAGGGGCCGCGTCGACCAAATGAAATTCCGGGCGGGCCGCCTCGACAGGGAGGACCGTCGCCGAGTGCAGCAGGCATTCGCAGATATCTGCGAGATGCCAATTTTCATCGATGACCAACCGATCGCGACGTTGAAAAGCATCCGTGCGAAGCTGCTTGCGCTCGGCCAGCGACAAGGCCGCGTCGACCTGGTGGTGATCGATTATCTGCAGCTGATGACTTCCGCAACAAGGGAGAACCGGAACCAAGAAGTTGGGGCGCTTTCGCGAGGCTTGAAGATCATGGCCCGCGAATTCCGTGTGCCGTTACTAGTGCTTTCTCAGCTCAGTCGCGCGCCGGAACATCGGCAGGGAAACCATCGCCCACAACTCAGTGACCTCAGGGATTCTGGCGGCGTCGAGCAGGACGCCGACTTGGTTTCGTTCATTTTCCGCGAGGAGCTGTATAAGCCCGACCAGCCCGAGTTTCGTGGGCTGGCCGAACTGATCGTAGCGAAACAGCGCAACGGCCCGGTTGGGAAAGTGAATCTGGTGTTCCTCCACTCCTTCACGAAGTTTGAAAATCGGGCGGAGGACACAAGAGGCGCCGCATATGACGTGTCCTGAGTGCCGTGAAGCGAGTCTTCGCTTCCGCAGGGTCGATTACATCGAAACACACGGGCTGGACAGCGGCCCATACGAGCATTGTCGCGACGAGTGGTACGAATGTCCGGCATGCGGCGCTCGGTTCGATCCTAAGGAATTAGCCGCATGAAGTCCAATGAGATCCGCATCGGTCGCCGCGCTGGTCCGGCGCCCTTCCGGCGGATCACGGTTTACGAAGGTAAGCTGAGGTTTGCTCCCAGGACAGTACTCCTTGACGTCTTACTGAGTAAGTATTCTAGGAGATTCTCCTGGCGTCAAAATCGGACAAAAACTTCCACCAAATGTAGGAATTTTCTATCCGAAATTCCTTGTCAGTACCACTGTTCTAGTATTACCATGTCCGTGGAATTTCAATCTTGTAAGTAAGAAAACTGCGGGAGAGGCGGGCCACACAACCTCTGCTAAGGAAATTGTGACCCGCGAACACAGCATCTCGTTACTGGCGTGATGGCCATGTCTTTCTGCATCCTGCCATAGGCCCCCCGCAAAAGCAAGGGTAAACCCATGTTTATCAAGTGCTCCTGCGGGCGTTGTCCCGAATGCAGACACCGGGCAGCAAATCATAAGTACTACGCAGCCCGGCGTGTCGACCCAGGTCGTGAGACAGAGCGGTGGTCTCGGATCTATGATCTCAAATTCAAAGATCAAACTTACTACGAGCCCACGATCCGTGGGCCGCAATCTTCGTTTGCGCTCGTTATAGAGGCACTGATCGGCCGCGGCGAAGCCAGACGGGTAGCCAAGCATCCGGGGTGCGAATAAATGACATCCACGTCAACTGATATTCCCCCCACAACTGAATACGCCACAGTCGACCGGAGAGTTTGCACGATGTGTGGAGTACGTCAGAGCGGGCAGCACTGGAACCCGTCCGAGTGCATCGTGGCACTGCGCCAGGTCATCGCCGTTTACGAGCTCCGCATCGTGCAGTTACTCGACAAAGACCTGGATCGCGGCCGAATGAAGCGATCTACCAATCGCTTCGTGATCCTCGACGGGGAACGAATGTGCCTGTCGGACGCTGCGCACGCACTCAGCATGTCCGTCAAAGCACTTCGTCACCGGATCGAGCGCCGCCTGGGTGCCGTCGTAGATACAATCGATCTCCGGGCGATCGGTGTCGATACTGACGGGCGACACGCCACCAAGAAGGGCCTGGGAGTGGAGGCTCGCAGGTAGTGGGACGAGATACCAAGATCCCCTGGTGCGATTCGACCATCAACCCCGTCGTCGGTTGCGATGGCTGCGAGTTGCACCGCGCCGCCGTCGAGGAGAGCCACTGCTACGCGGCTTCGCTGGTTGGACGCTACGCGGGGCTTCCGGGCTGGCCGGCGTTCTTTGACAAGCCGGAACTTTTCGCTGGGCGCATTGAGCAAGCGTGTCGTTGGTCCGATCTCAAAGGCAAAAACCGTCCAGGGAAGCCTTGGCTGAACGGCTACCCACGAACCATCTTCCTGGGCGACCTCGCGGACGTCTTTACGGAGTCCCTGCCGTTCGACTGGCTGGCGCCGCACCTGGGCCCGATGGCGCGAATGTCCCACATCTGGATCCTCTGCACGAAACGGCCGCGCCGGGCAAGGCGGTTCTTCGAGAACTATGCAGCCCCGCCGAACTTCTGGTTGCTGACGACAGTCACGGGACCGGCGACGAGCAACCGCATCGCAGAACTGCTACGCGTTCCCGGCGTTAGCGTCCGGGGGATCAGCTTGGAGCCAATGCTGGGACCAGTCGATCTCGACGTCTGTGGAGCCACCGGGATAGAGATTTCCAATGCATACGGCGGCCTTCGTCATCGCGCGATCGATTGGCTAATCCTCGGCGGTGAGTCCGGGTCGGGCGCGCGGCCGATGGACCGGCAGTGGGCGCAGACAGTACGCGACCAGTGTGTCAGGGAAGATATTCCGTTCTTCTTCAAAGGTTGGGGTAGCCAGGTTCGAGGCAACTTGCTGGACGACCGCGAGTGGCGCGATATGCCGCAGGTGCGCCCATTCCAGGCGGCATAACAGTCCTAGCATTCACGAGCACGGAATTGATGGCTGGAGGTGTCCCATTTTGACGTTCAGTGGTATTCACGTAACGCGCGACTTCGGCGCGCCGTCGATTCGCGATATCGCCGTGCAGAGCATGCGTCTCGTGCGGTTTTCCGGCGCTGCTGAAATCTTTTGGCCCATCGGCATGCATTGCCTGCTCGTTGCAGATTTGATGCCCAAGAATCTGAACAGGCAACCCGAGGCCGAACCGATCAATCCGTGGTTGGAGGTTTACGCCCTGCTCCACGATGCCGCCGAGGTTGTCGTTGCCGACGTGCCGCGCCCGATGAAGACGGCCCAGGCACGTGCGCTCGAAGATAGGGTACAGTCCCGAATCCATGCCACGCTCGGCGTGCCGGAACCAGGCCCCGCGATCCTGGCGGCCGTGAAGGAAGCCGATTTCCGCGCGGCTCTCGCTGAGGGCGTGCTCGGGTGCGCTGGTCGCGGCTACGAGCACACACAGACGGGATTCCGGCACGATCGGGAGGCAGAGGACGCGCTCAACGTCTACCTCGTAGAGCACGGATACAGCGCGGAAGAAGCGCTCAACGCGGATGGGCGTTGGGCTCTGCTATATGAGGCACGGTTGCGGCGCGCACTCCGAGTGGCACAGCACTGTGTGTCGTATGCCCCGGACGCTGGAGCCAATCCATTCCCCAATACCGAAGAGACGACGGCTGTGCTGTCCGGAGCTATCGCACGCGCCATCGAGGCCTTGTACCGCTCGCAAGAGCACAGACCCTCTCTTGAGGCGGTGCAAGAGGTTGTGCGGCGCACGCTGCGCGCGGAGTTGGTTCGGAAATGAACTGGCTCCGGTTTCTGATAGCCATTACTTGGACCGGCGCTTGGGGCGCCTGGCGCTGGGCAACCGCGTGGCCGCGTAACCCGTGGCGGCGCCGGATGGCGTGGATGTGGGGACGACACGAGTCGCCCACACCAGTTTGGTGCGACCAGTGCGGTTGGCTGGGACCTCGACGCTGGACCAAGCACACATATTGGCCGGACGGGTGCGGTGACGTGGAACCGGTGGACGAGTGCCCCGCCTGTGGTGCAGAGGTTTAGGACGCTCGGCCCTGTGGATAGGGCGCACTTGTGAATGTTCTCCTCATTCAAATCGACGGCAAGCTGCCGAATCTCGCGCTCATGCGAATTGCGGCCCACCACCGCGAGTGCGGGGATCACGTCGAGCTTCGCCACGGGTCGGATTTCGGCGGTCTGTTCGATGAACAGTTCGACCGCGTGTACGCCAGCACAATCTTCGAGCGCAGTCGCCCCCTTGCGTCCAAAGTGCTCGACTCGTACCCCGGCGCAATCATTGGCGGCACTGGCTGGGACCTCATGCGCCGACTCGAAGACATCGGCATCACTGCTGGCACAATGGATTACTCGATCTACCCGGATTACCGGCAAAGCATCGGATTCGCCATGCGCGGTTGCCGGCTGCGGTGCCCTTTCTGCGTAGTGCCTGCGAAGGAAGGACGTGCCCGCGCGAACGGCACCATCGCTGAAATCTGGCGCGGCCAGCCGTCGCCACGTGAAATCGTGTTGCTCGATAACGATTTCTTTGGCAATCCCGAGTGGCGCGAACGGCTCGCGGAGCTCCGCGCCGGCCGGTTCAAGGTCTGCTTTACGCAGGGGATCAACGGCCGCATTCTCACACCGGAGCAGGCCGAAGGGATCGCTTCCGTCGATTACCGCGATTCGAGGATGGCCGAGCGGCGGCTGTACACGGCATGGGACAGCGTGAGCGATGAAGCACGCTTCTTCGCCGGACTGGAGTTGCTGTGCCGCAACGGAGTGCGGCCACGCCATCTGCTCGTTTACATGCTGATCGGCTATGTGCCGGGCGAGACGCACGCAGATCGCGATTACCGGCGGCGCAAGCTTCGCGAATTCGGAGCGCTTCCGTATCCAATGCCGTATCATCGCACGGCGGAACTCGTTGGATTTCAGCGTTGGGTCGTCGGCGCTTACGACAAGCGTGTGACCTGGAAAGACTGGCGGGCAGCGAACTATGAACCCCGCCGGCTTGGTAAGCGGCAGCCGCGGGCGATGGACGAGTGTAACGCCGAATTGTCGGAGGGGTGCTGATATGAACGCTCAGAACACCGGAACCGGAGTGTGTCTGCTGACTCCCGCTCAAATCGCTGGACGCCTTCAGGTCTCGGTCGCCTGGGTGCGCGACCATAGCACACGCAAGCATCCGCGCCTGCCGGTAGTGCGCATCGGCGGTCTGCTGCGCTACGATCCCGCGGATATCGATTGCTGGATCGCCGAACAGCGGGCAGCCGGCCTCCGGCGCGCGTCGTAGCCGGCCTTGATGATGCTCGCAATAGGAAGGTACCTTCACCCTTCCAGGAGGTAGAAATGCCACGCGAACGGCACCAGAAGGGCTGGATCGTGGTTTCTGGTAAAACGGAAAAGAAATGGATCGGACACTGGATGCCCTGGCGTGCGGACGGAACACGCACCCATGAGCGCGTCGTGCTGGGCCTCAAGTCGAAGCTGACCAAGTGGGAAGCCGAGGATAAGCTTCGCGCCCACATCGCCGAAGAGGAAAAGCGGCCGGTAACGCCCGAGGGCGAGCCAACGTTCCAGTGGTTTTGGACCCGCCGCTTTGTTCCGACGCGGACGTGGTGCCCGAAAACCGAAGGCGTTGTCACAACGATCTTTGATCGCCACGTATTGCCTGTGATAGGCGCACGCCTGCTGCGCCGCGTCGAGAAATTCGAGATCGACATGCTGGTCAAGAGGATCGCCGAGTCGTGGTCGGCCAGCATGGTGCAAAAAGTCCGGATCTACATCAAGGCCGCGCTGGAGGAAGCAATCGACCAGGACTTGCTTGAGCGCAATCCTGCACGCAAACTGATCCGGCCGGCGACGCGGGCGACCTGCAGGCGGTTCCTCTCGCTTGATGAGATCACGCGCCTCCTGGACGCCATGGAGGGCCGCGACCGGCTGGTCGCTCGCATCTGCATCGTCCTTGGCCTGCGGCCCGGCGAGGTATTCGCCACCAAGTGGGATGACTTCGATCCCGAGGCCGGTCGGCTGCGTATTGACGAGGCGGCGGTGGATTCGCAGATCAAAGACACCAAGACGCCCGGATCGCGCGCATGGGTATGGCTGCCGAAGTCGATTACCGAGGAGCTCTTGAGTTGGCGGGCGACCAGCACTTCGAGCCTGATTTTCCCCTCGGCGAAGAGCGCGCGCCCGATCAGCACCAGGAACTTTCTGCGGCGCCACATCTGGCCGGCGGCCGTGCGCGCTGGCATTATGCAACCGAAGCCGAAGGACTGGCCGAAGGGCAAGCAGTGGGTGGACCCGGCAACCTCGGTCAACTTCCGCGCGTTCCGCCGCACCTGCGCCACGTGGTTCCAGAAAGTCGGGACGACCAAGGATATTCAGGCGCAACTGCGGCACACCACGCCGATAACGACGTTGGGCGTTTACGTCCAAGAGTTGCCGGAGAGCGTCCGCACCGCGGTCGAAGCGCTGGATCAGAAGCTGTGCGGGTTTGTGGCAGCGCAATCGGCGGGCAGTGTCCAATAAAGACCGACGGTTGCCTGTTAATCGCCTGTCCCGATATCCGGCAGGAACTTCCGGAAGAGTCGCGTTCTGACCTCGCCGCGTTAGATCGAAGCCGCCCGTTCTCGAGCGCACCGGATCGGATCTGAGACGAGAAATAGGCCGCTGCAGGCGACCTGAAGTCGGCAAGGTGATCACTGGCGGCCCTGGGGCGGCATCCCCGTCGCGTTAAACAGAACATTTTGTCAGGGCCATTCTGCTAGTCTTGGGGCTTGGGCTTCATCTATTTTTTTAGACACGGCCAGGCGGGGTTGAGAAGCGACTATGACTACCTTTCCGACCTCGGGCGCAATCAGAGTCGTCTCCTGGGTGAATACGTTCGTCGTGAAGGACTGCGCTTCTATCGCGTTGTCGTCGGTTGTATGCGACGCCAAGCGGAGACCGCCGATTTGGTATTTGGCTCACCGCTGCTTTCAGGTGCCGCATACTCACATCGTTGCGAGGATGAACGTTGGAACGAGTTTGATCTGAATGGTGTATTCGAGAGCGTTGCACCGCAGATCGCGCTTGAAGAC